ACAATCACATAATATAGCTATGAAAAAAACAGGAAAGTAATGGCAAAAAAGAAAGCTAAAAGAAAAAAAGGCAGTCCAACACCAAAGAACAAAGCGTTGTATTCAAGAGTAAAGTCTGCAGCAAAACGTAAGTTTGATGTTTATCCGTCAGCGTATGCTAATGCTTGGCTTGTTAGAGAATACAAAAAACGTGGTGGTAAATATTAATGGCATACAAGGGTGGACTTAGAAAATGGTTCAGTGAAAACTGGGTAGATATTGGTTCTAAAAAGAAAGGTGGAGGTCATAAAAAATGTGGTCGTAAATCTGCTAAAGGTAGTAAAAGAAAATATCCTAAGTGTGTACCAGCGTCTAAAGCAGCAAGTATGACAAAAGCACAAAAAAAAAGTGCAGTAAGAAGAAAGAGAGCAAAAAAACAAGGAGTTGGTGGTAAGCCAACCAATGTAAAAACATTTGCTAAAAGAACTAACAGTAAAAAAAGAAAATAATGGCAAGAAAAAAAGCAAAAGCAATACGAAAAACAACTAAAGGTAAAAACGCCAATTATAGAAAAACTAAAGATGGTGCTGGTATGACCAAAAAAGGTGTTAAAGCTTACAGAAGAGCTAACCCTGGAAGTAAATTAAAAACTGCTGTAACTGGTAAAGTAAAAAAAGGTAGTAAAGCAGCTAAAAGAAGAAAGTCATATTGTGCAAGGTCTTTAGGACAACTTAAAAGAAGTTCTGCTAAAACAAGAAATGACCCTAACTCAAGAATTAGACAAGCACGAAGAAGATGGAAATGTAGATAAAGGATATATTATGTATAATAAAAAAAAGAAAAGAAAAAAAAAGAGATACTAAGGAGAAAAAGATGAATTGTAATTGCATGTGTGGATTATGCCTAAATTAGACATAGTCACAAATATAATAGACAAAGTAGCTGGTCATGTAGACAAGTTTACTTTAGATAAACAAGAAAAAGCTGAATTAATAGCTGAGATAAACAAAGCTCAAATGGAAGTTAATAAAGTAGAAGCTGGGCATACGTCTATGTTTGTAGCTGGATGGAGACCATTTACTGGTTGGATATGTGCTTCTGCTTTGGCGTATCATTATATTTTACAACCTTTACTTACTTTTATATTGTATAGTTTTGGAAATGAAGTAGTTTTACCAACCTTTGATATGGGTACGTTAACGACTGTACTTTTAGGTATGCTCGGTCTTGGGGGAATGCGTAGCTTTGAAAAGGTACAAAGAAGTGCCTAGGAGTCAATTTACATTAAATGATTTTACAGGGGGAATGAATACAAAATCTTCCCCTAGAGATATTGCTGTAAACGAAACAGTTCAATCAGACAATGTTATTACTTCTTACAAGGGATTAGTTAAGTCTAGTTCTATAGCTACTGCCAAAGTAAGTGGTTCTTCAACATTAACACACGATGCTACTGGTAATGGTGCTTTTATATTTAATTCAGAAAATAACTTAGATTTAAGTGGTACTCTAACACAAGGTATTCAAGTTATTACTCATCCGACTCAAAACGGAAACGGAAAGACAACAATAGATTTTTTTTCTAGAAACTTTGGTTCTACAGGAAACTTTACGCATTTAAATGGAACTCAAGCATCTAAACAACTAAATGGTTCTACAAACAATCTTTTAAATATGGGAGGAAATCTTAATGATTCTGCTACATCTATTACTGTAGACGATTCTTCTGTATTTAATGTAGGTGATTTTATACAAATAAATAGTGAAGTTATGGAGATTACTGCTATTGGAGTTGATAATGCAATGACAGTAGTAAGGGCTTGTAAATCAACTAGTGCAGCAGCTCATAATAATAATGACCCTATATTAGAAGTAGACCCATCTATAAATATGGGAACAACTAATCAAGTAGAGCCTGTTTACTATTATGTAAATGGAGTTTTATATGTATCAGATAAAAAAGTAGTAGACGGAAGCAACTCTTCAACACCTAAATCTTTTCAATACATTGATAAAGACAGATTTAATACTACTACTATTTCTGAATGGATTGATGGAAATGCAGACATAGAAACAACTACTGATGCTATATTTGAAACTCTTCATGTTGATGGAACTAATTTAAATAGTCAACCTAGTGCAGCTGGTGAGTTTATTATGACTTTAAAACAATTTGATAGCTATACTTCATCTACTGCTGTAACTAGCAATGGTTCTAATGCAGTTACATTAAATGGTGCTATAGATTTTGATACTACGACTTTAACAGTTCAAGCATCTTCAGGTACTGCTAATAACAATTTAACTACTGGTACTATATTTTTAATTGGAAATGAAGCTATGCAAGTAGAAAACAGAGTTGGTTCTACTATCATTCAAGTATCTAGAAATGTACTAGGAAATGCAACTAGTTTAGAACATCCAGACGGAGCAGGTTTAATACAACAAACAGAAGATGCTATTACTGGTGGTGGATGGACTGAAGGAGATTATGAATTTACTTATAGTTTAATAGACTATAATGACAACGAATCATTACCACATACATTTTCTACACCTTTAAATACTGCTACTATAGGTATCGGTAAATATTTTGCAGACGTAGGAATTAGAATTAACACATCTGAAGCATTTAGAAAAACAGAAAAAGGTTTTAGAATATATACTAGAAAGAAAAATACAAATGATAAATTAATATTATTTCTTGACGTAGACTACAATAGAGGAGTAAGAAGAAACTTTTTTGAAGAATATACTTCTTGGAATGTAAGCAATACATATGGAGACTCAGCAGATGCATTTGCTAAAGTAGAAAACATTAATATTATTAATCCTTCATTAGAAACATACGAATCGATTAATGGATATTCGCAAGAAGAAAAATCTATTTCATTTGGAACAGGTGGTTATAAATGTGCTACAGTTTGTGCTAGTAGAGCTTGGGTAGCTAATGTTAAAAAAAATGGAGAGAAATATAACGATAGAATTTATTATACACTACCTAACAGATACACAACTTTTCCTGACACTTTCTTTTTAGATATAGGTATTAATGACGGAGATTCTTTTACTGCTTTACATAGTTTAGGAAATAGATTATTAGCATTTAAACAAAAAAAATTATATGTAGTTAACATATCTTCTACTTCTGAAGCAGGATGGTATTTAGAAGGAGAGTTTGAAGGTATGGGCTGTATAAGTCAAGAAGCTGTTACTAAAACACCTTTTGGAGTATGTTGGGTAAATAATCACGGAGTTTATATGTTTAGTGGAAGCTCTGCACCAGTAGAGTTAACAACAAAATTAGATGATAAAACTTGGTATGATGGTCAGGTGCTCAGTGGTGCTCAACTTAAACCTTCTATTGGTTACAACAATAAATATAAACAATTATTAGTTTTTCAAGATTCAGCTATGACGACAAATAGCTCAGTAACAACAGAAGAAGAAATATTTGTATTTGATTTTGTTACACAATCTTGGTCTACAACTAGTATTATTGTAGCATTAGGTGGTATTCTTTCAGAAGGAGGAATAACTGCAACTCAAGTTTCAAACTTTGTAGAATCTTTTGATGGAGTGTTTTTCTTTGAAGGATTAGATAACAACAAAAAGACTTTAGCTATATTTACTGGAGACCACGGAACAAATGCAATAAGCTTTACAACTAAAGATTTAGATTTTGAAAATCCAGGTTTAAAAAAGAAAATTTTTAATGTTATTATTACAGTAAAAGATTTTGGATTAAATAGAAGTTTAAATGTTTCTTATGCTCTAGATGGCAGCACATCATTTACTTCTATAGGTGCTCAGACTATTAATAGTGCTCAATATGACGTAAAAACATTTACAGTTGGTCAAGATTGTCAATCAATATCATTAAAGATTACTTCAACTGGTAAAGTAGAAATAAACGACGTAACAATAGAATACAGATTAAGTAGAAGAAGAGTCACATAATGCCTAATTCAGGTAGACATAGAGAAGATAGTTTTGATTCTTTCAGAACAAACAGACCCTCTAATAATGAAATAAAAGAAGGTCAATCTATATCTTTTATAGACAAGGGTAATCTTGTAAGACTAGAAAAAAGAAAAGGTATAGTTTATGAAAGTAGATTAATTGAAAGTGGAAGAACTCCTATTGTTGCTTCTATTACTAATACACCTATTTCTAGTGGTGGAGATATTACTTCC